CGCCCGGCTCACGATTGATAAAGCTTACCGTATTGCTTACGATACTATGTTGGAAGAATTGCTGGACGAAGTACCGGTAACCAGTACGGGCACCCTGCAATTGCCGATAGTAAAAAGCTGGGAGGCTAAAGTGGAAAATGCCATTGCCAGCGGTATGACAGCCAATGGCGAATTAAGTGCAGACGTAACGGATGCAAATGACCGTGGCGTTAAATGCTATATAGACCCTGATCAAAACATTATTTCAAACAGCATTCTTGATGTAAACATACGTGTGCGGCCATTTGGTTACCCGCGCTACATCAACGTGTATTTAGGTTTCCAGGTGATCAGCGCCTAATGCCCTACCCCGGCCCTCCCCGAAAGGGAGGGGGTAACAAAAATAAAAAAATAAAAAAATATTTATTATGCCTTTTGATAGCAGAGAATACGAATGGGCTGATTTAACGCTGATACTTGGTGGCCGTGATGTAACTGGCTTTCGTGGTATTAAATACAGCGAAAAAATAGAACGGGAGGCATTGCATGCCAAAGGCCGCTACCCGCACAGCATACAAAGCGGTAACGTAACCGTTGAAGGAGAAATTACAGTGTTGCAGAGCGAACTTGAAGCTTTAATAAAAGCTGGCAAAGGTAGCCTGCTGAGGCTTAAAAACCTTATAGCTATTGTAAATTATGGCAACCCGCAAGAGGGCGATGCTTTAGTAACCAATACTATTGGTGGCATTTATTTTACCGAAAGCCCCAAAGAGCTAAAACAGGGCGATAAGTTTATGGAAGTAACCCTTCCTTTTATGGCAGTGCGCCTAAGCTAATTGTATTTAAAAACAACATTAAAGCTATTTTAAAACATGGAAACGTCAATAACTCCCGAACAAATAGAAAGCTGGAAAAAACATCATGGCGATGTTTATATGATTGATGTGGACGGCCACAAGGCTTACCTTAAAAAGCCCGACCGCAAAACGCTTAGCTATGCTACCAGCGTAGGCGGAAAAGACCCAATAAAATTTAATGAAATTTTGCTGCAAAACTGCTGGCTGGGTGGCGATGAAGCCATTAAAAAAGACGATACGCTGTTTTTAAGTGCCGGGCAGGTATTGGGTGAACTGATACAGGTAAAAGAGGCCTCTATAGCAAAGCTTTAGAGGCTGCCTGGGTAAACGAAAAAAAAGACTACATACGTATTAGTAACGCACAACTGCGTTACTATATGCATATACAAGACCCGGACAGCCTCACTGACGACGAATGGGCCATGCGCCTGAAAGAACTGGAATGGATAAGAAAGAAAGAAGCGGGCAAGTGATGTTTACAGGCTAGCAAAAAAGCCTATGCAGCAAAATATAATTACGGCGCAAGCGAGTATGAGCAGCCCCTTTTTTCTTTGGCCGTTTTTGTTTTGCAACATTTTAAAAACTGCCTGAACAAATGCAAAAGGCAGCAATGCTACCGGTAATAGCAGCCTTAACAGGCAGCCGGAGATAGCCAGCAAAACGGCTAAAGCATAAAGTGTTAACAGAATTTCCATACTGCAATTTATGGCGAATATTTTAGAATACGTACTTAGCCTTAATGACAAAATGAGCGGCAAACTTGCCGCCATTGGCATTAATAGCGATAAGGCGTTGGACAAGTTTGCCGCACTAGAAAAGCAAAGCCGTGAAGCTGGCGAAACCATGAAGGTTTTTGGTGGTTCAGTTGGCGCTTTGCGCCAAAAGCTGGAACTGCTAAAAAATGAAAGAGACTGGATTCCACAGGCTGAAATTGCAACCATAAAAAAATATAATGGCGAAATAACAAAGCTTGAAAAAAGCATTAATAAGCTTGAGACCATTGACGGCAGCAAGCTTAAAAAATGGGGAAAAGATGCGATTGCATCTATGCCGGGTGCTGAATTTATTACCAACTCTATAGTGGCAGCAGGTGCAGCAATGGTATCTACTGCAAAAGCTTCTTTTAGTTTCGACGAAGGCATGGCAAAAATAAACGCCACCGCTATGCTATCGCAACCCGAGCTAAATAAACTTGGTACTAACCTGCAAAACATTGGCACAAAATACGGTGCGGATATGGGGCGTGTGCCCGAAGCCTTTGAAAAGATTATTAGCCAGATGGGCGAAATAAACCCTAGCATGGAAGTTTTTGAAAGTGCTTTAAAAGGTGCAAAAGCTACCGGTGCAGATATTGACGTAGTAAGCGGTGCCCTGGCGCAAACCAAAAGTATATTGGGAGATGCCAGCATAACAGCGGATGATGTGCTGAATACTTTTTTAGCTGCTAAACGGGTTGGTGCTGGTGAGTTTAAAGATTTTGCCGCCTATATGCCCAATTTGATAAGCGGTGCAAATTCTTTGGGTATTAACTACAAGCAAACTGCTGGAATGTTTGCCTATATGACTGGTAAGGGATTTGATGCTGCCCGAAGTGCCACCCTGATGGAAAATGCATTCAGCGCAATGGGCAAAAATGATGTGCGTAAAAACTTAGGAAAAGCAGGCGTTAAAATTTTTGATCATAAAGGTTCCATGCGTGATCTGGGTGCCATATTTGGCGATCTTAATAAACGCATGGCTGGCATGAGCGATGAGGGTAAGAGCAAGTTTCTTGAGAAGATGGGTTTGGTAGACAAAGAGGCCCGAAGCGCATTTATTGTAATGGCTGGCGATGCTAATAAGCTAAATGAAAGCCTTAGGGCTGTTGGCGATGGCGCTAAGAATGATGAAATAGGTAAGGCGCTAAAAGCTGCGCAACATCCGCTACAAAAAATACAGGAACTATGGAGTAAAGTACAAGTGCTAATGATTAAAGTGGGTAGCATAGTTGGGGGTTTGTTAGTTCCTGCCTTTGCCATCGCTTCAATAGTAATTGACGGAGTAAATTTTGTGCTTGACAAAATAGTAGGCTTTTTTACCGGCTGGGTGGCTGCTATACAAAGCGGCAACCCCTGGATAGTTGGTCTAACTGCTTTGCTTGCCCTTTTAACGCTTGGTATGGCCATACAATGGGCCTGGGTAAACCGGCTGATTATTCAGCAAAAATTAAAGGCTGCCTGGGATTTTTTAGTAGCGGCAAGTACAGGCGGATGGGCCGCTGCACAAGCTGTATTAAACGCCTTACTTATAAACAATCCGGTAGGTTGGGTAATTATTCTCATTATTTCACTTATAGCCGCAATAGGCTATGTTATAATGAAGACAGATGGATGGGGTAACATGTGGGATCATACGGTTAAAGGTGCAAACTTGCTGTGGCAGGCGTTTGTCGCAGACGCCAAATGGCATTTTCAAGCAATGATTGCTGGCATTGAAATAGGCATGCTTACCCTTGAAAAAGGATGGTACCACCTTATGAACTTAATGGGCAAGGCCGGTGCCTCCGAAAAGTTGAACGAGATTGGCGCTGAGATAAAAGCGAAAGCTGATAAAGTGGCAAGCGGCAGAGCAGCAGTGAATGATTTGTATGATAAATCGGGCAAAGAGTTTGCAGCAGCCGGCAATAGTTTGAGCTGGAATAGCGAAAGAGATGTTATTGGCGATATAAAAAACAAGTTGGGCATCGGCATTGCCGACCCTGATATGCCGGGCGCACCAACCGGCAATACACCAAAACCGCCGGGTGGCGACAATACCACAAAGACAAACGAAGACATTGCCACCGGCGGAACAAAAAATACCACTGTGCATATTACAATCGGCAACCAGATTGGCCAACTAAGCATTGCCGCTGGAAACATGAAAGAAGGTGCTAAGAAAATTGGTGATGTGATTGTAGATGAACTTACAAGAGCTGTGGCCATGGGTGCCGCATTGGGAGGTAGCCAGTAAATGGGTAACATTTTTACCATACCATGGCTTGACATTGCTGCGGCGGAGGATAAGGCCCGTGCATTGGCCGGTGAGTATGTTGGCAGCGTTGTTGGCGGGCATGTTTTGCCGCCCGTCCCGTTTTTTATCCGTGATCGTGAAACAAAGATCATTAGTGCAGATGGTTTTGCAAACAGCACCGAAACTGTAGGAAAAACAGACGGTGAAAGTTATGAAGTGCAAAGCATTGCTACAGAATTAACCACTGTTGGTTATAGCATTATGGGCGTGCCAATGTGTTTTCCGATAACACTTAAGCCGCAAAGCTGGAATGATAACCGCAAGTGGATGCTGCCCACAGAACCAATGATAACTATTGGTGGAGGTAACAAGCTTACCCGGCGCAACGTGGCCAAAATAAGCAACAGCGGCAAGGCCCGAAGAGGCAGTATAAAAGAGCGTTGGAGTACAGATGACTACACCATTAACATTACGGGTATGCTTACCAAGCTTGATGACTGGACATACCCCAAAGAAGATTTTAAGCGCTTGGTTGAAATTGCAGAAAGCCGCGAACCAATAATTGTAGAATGCGATTTGTTACTGTATTTAGGCATTACCAGGATAGTAATTGAAAAATATGATTTTCCTTTTACAAAGGGTGAAGAAAACCAGGCATACACCATTAGTGCATACAGTGATGATGATTGGGATTTGTTTATAAAAATTGACAGTTAAGCATGTACTATGATATGAACTGGCAGATAACAGTTGGCACTTATCAGCTTGCCATTTTGGAAAGCTGCGAAATTCATAAAAGCGTTGATCTGCTGGCTGATACTTGTACTATTACCGTTCCACTGTATGCCAATAACAAGCCAGTTGATGCCGGACGTGGGCAAGTAGTTAAAAGAGGCGATAAGGTAAAAGTTCTTTTTGGTTATGATAATCTGCTTGTAGTTGAATTTGAGGGCTACTTGCTAAACATTGGTACAGATGATACAAGCTTAGTGCTGAACTGTGAAGATGAATTGTTTTTGTTACGTAAGCCAGTGGCAAACAAGCAATTTGAAAATACTTCTGTAAAAACAATTGCACAATACCTGGTTGACCAAACTGCTGCACCATTAACCATTAATTGCAGCCTTACTATTGACTATGACAAATTTGTGATAAACAGCGCAACAGCTTACGATGTTCTTAAAAAGCTGCAAGATGAAACGAAGGGAAATATTTACATAAAAAACGGGGTGTTGAATATTCACCCGCCATATACAGAGGAACACGGAAAGGTTGCATATTCCTTTCAGCAGAATATTGAAGGAAGCTCTTTAAAATATAAAACCGCTGAGGATAAACAGGTACAAATTGTTGTTGAAAACATTGGTGCTGATGGCGAGAAAAAAGAAGTTACTACCGGCACAACCGGCGGCGATAAAATAACCATTAAGGGCAGCGGCTTAAGCGAGAGTGCTATGAAGCTGCTGGCAGATGCAGAATACAGGCGGCAACTGTTTGACGGTTTTGAAGGTGATATTACCACTTGGTT